GCCCCGCAGAAGCGGGGCTCATGCTCGTTAAGCAACGAGTAGCAATTCCGACCTCACCAACTTCATAGGCTTTGTGAACCTATGACATTCCTGTAAAGGAGGAGACATGCCATCCTATACTTATCCTGAAAACAACAGTGTTCGGACGGTCAACGACGAGTTCCGATCTTATACGGTCGGCTCGTGCGCCATGACTGGTAGCCCTGGGGTTACCAATCTGACGCTTGTTGAATCGTTCGAGCATTCGTCTGCTACAGGGTATCGTATCCCCGGATGGCGGAAGTTGAGAAATACCGGCAAGCTTGTTCCTATGACCCCGTGGGAGTCCTACCACGTTCAAGGGCTTTGTGCTCTTGGACAACGTGAGTGGTGCACTAACGGGGGGTTTAAGCGCAAGCACATGGCCTACTATTCGGGAGCTAGTAATCCCTCTCCGTGGTCTTTGAATGACCGTTGGAAGAAAGATTATCTCCTGACCCTGGTGGACCAACCCGACCTTGAGTACGTAGTACAAAAGGCTGCTGCTAGGATTTATTCTAGCGGCTGGGATGCTGGTACTTTTCTGGCAGAGATCGGCCAACTACGCCGGATGTTTATCGGCATAGTCAAGAAGCTCGACCGACTTTCTAGAAAGCGGAAGGGCCCCGGAAGGATCAAAGACCTCGGTAAACCCGAGGACCTTTGGCTCGAAGGGCGTTACGGATGGCGTACCCTAGGGTATGACATCAATGACTTCTTGGAGGTCCTGTCTCGGCACAACGAGCGTCGTAAACGGATGAGGGAAAGTGCGGGATATTCCTACACTGGCACTCACACGGATACGGCCAATTCTACGAGTGACGGCATTACCCGAAACGTTACCACCGACTTTACGTGGGTGGCGAACGCTAGAGGTGTCGTTATCGCGGATATTGACGTTCCTGATTTTCAGTTCAATCTCTTGACTACCGCTTGGGAGGTCACTCGACTCTCCTTCGTGGTGGACTGGTTGTTGAACGTCGGTCAGGCGCTTGAAGCGACGTCGTTCTTGCTTAAGGTAAAAGATTACAAGGCTTGCGGTGGCTATCGGATTGATTTCTCGATTAGCGGTACCGAAAGTCTCGTGTCTAAAGGCTCGAACATCTCAGCTTCCACGAGTGGAAGTTGGAATGGGACGGCCCGTTACATTAAGCGTCTCCCTATGACCGTTGGTATCGTTCCTCACATAAAGCTTCGCCTGGATACTTGGAAGGTCTTAGACCTTCTCTCGCTACTCAGGCAGGCTTTTCGTTAATGGAGTAATACATGGCCAGTTTAACTGCCACACTCACTGAGTTCGCCGATAACGGGAACACCCGAACCTATACTTCTGCCGGTCACACAGCTACGAAACCGAAGCTGGTGATCGAGAAGAGGACGGTTCCTGTGGGCGCACAAATCATGTCGGAATTTTCCTGCATGATCGTCCAAGGAGTCGATGACTCCGAGGGCGGTGTCGCTCCGCAGAAAGTCAGCATGGAGGCGAAGGTGAGGTATCCGATCGTCGATGTGGACGCAACTGATCTCGCGACCATTATCGCCGCTGCCCTTGTTCTCCTCCGCGACGTCGTCGCGTCGGATGAATTTGGGGCGTCGGTTACTTCACAGAACTGGGTAGAGTAAAGTTATGGGCCTCACGGTCCTAATTCGACTCTGCTTTAGGCACATTCGTGCCCAGTTCGATCTTCGTTTTCAGACAAGGAGTTCATATGGACCCTCGTTGCGTAGTTTACGACATGTGTCGAAATTACGTAGCTGATAGCTCTGCTTCCCTGGGTCTCGTCCTAACGGACAAAATACAGGGTTGGTTGAGGTCGAGAAGCATCAGTTTCTTAGCCTCGGCTAGTTCACTTTTCGACCCGGTTTTACACGGTCGAAATGAGCTTGCTTGCCTTCTCCAGGTGGAAGCATTCTTTAAAAAATGCGACCTTTTCTCTGATGAGAACGCTTCGGATGTTGCTTTTGCTGCTTTCCTCGAAAGTGAGGAGATCTGCAGGGTAACAAACAAGCGACTGGACTTGTTCTACTCGGACAGCCCCCCTGATGGGGAAGTTGTTCAGGTGGTAACGAGGGTGGCCTCAATTGTTGAGGACACCCTTGGCAAGTTCGCTAACTTCTTGGAAGAGTTACCTCTTCTGATAAGAGTGACTAACGGAGCAACTGCTACCTACCCACGCGATAAAAGTTGGGGTGCGCTGAGACTCAAGCGAAATATGTATGCCACCGCGAGGTCGCATGCATATCTTGAGGCTTTGTGCACCTTCTGGGGTTATAAGTATAACTTCAGAGTAATCCATCACAACCGCGTGGAACTTGTGCCGAAGAACTGGAAAACGCACAGAACGATCGCATGCGAACCTGAGGGCAATGTTGCTCTTCAGCTAGCGTTTGACTCGTTTTGTAAGCGTCGACTGAAGCGCCGATTAAAAATCGACCTTTCAGACCAGTCTCGAAACCAACGGGCCGCCCTTGAGTCGTCGGTGCATGGGAAACTGTGCACAGTTGACTTGAAGGCGGCTAGTGATCGGTTAGCTTTGAATGTGGTTCACCTTCTTTTCCCAAAAGAGTGGGTGGACTTCTTCCTGGCTACACGGTCGCCCTACTGGAAGTTTCGAAATATGCCGTTAAAGGCGTATCAGAAGCTTTCCTCGATGGGGAACGGTTATACGTTCACTATTGAGACGTTGGTCTTTGCTGCTGTTTGTAAAGCGCTTGGTAGTAAGGAGTTTTCCGTGTACGGTGATGATATCATCATCGAGACGGAACTTTTCCCGAAACTGAGCGCGTTATTATCCTACCTAGGCTTTGAGATAAACGAGGAGAAAAGCCATGTTGGCAATCCGCCTGTTGGTGTCCAAAGGAGCGTCGGCGCAGTATCTGACGCCGGTCGGCTGGAGGTGCTTCAGAGGGTCGAAAAGGCCCAAACTGAGCTCTCAGGCTCAACCAGTGTTCGAACACTATACGCTGACAATCCCTGGGGACTCGCCGGCAGCGTTGCTGCTTGGCTTGGAGAAGTTAATGAGGGACAATCCGCCCGTGTGGAATCCAACAATCTACTCGGTGTGTACCGAGAAAGTTGCGGGGTCCATGCGTTTGGAGGGTATCTCATAACCCCATTCTACTTGCGGTCCTTACGGACCAAAAGAGACTGGGCTCTCCTAGCGAATAACATCGCTGGGATCTCAAAGCTGGAGGGTGACTTGTGGAACTATGTTCAGCAAAAAGTTGTTGAACTTAACATTCCACTTGGTCCTCCAGTCCTCGATACAGGCGCGTGCGTCTTCATAGACGTACATACTTGTAGGAGGCTAGGACTCATACGCACTTTCCGTCAAGGAAAGGGCTTCGGACCGTGGCAGCCGGCATTCAGAGCGCTAGTTCCAACTAGCAATCTGGTGACAGTCCATGATTCGAGGGCTCTCTTCCTGTGGTTCATTGGCAAGAGCCACAGAAAGGAAGAACCGTATGAGAGCAGTCGGCACTCACTTGGAACCGGAAAGTACAGGTTCAAGTGGGTGAGATATCGGACAGAAATGTCCGATCTCATGGGTAGGTCCGTTCGCC